CTTCGCAATTCCTCTCCGGTAAGAGACGGTAAAGGGGGGTTATACGGATTTATAGCGAGTTATCGAACTTTATTAACAACTTCGTAATATTTGATAACTTCTGTAATATCGTAAATACAGATAAGACGGAAAATACCGGTAATACAGACAATACCGGCGAAGAGAGTTTTTCTTCTGTGGTCTCATACAGACCCAGAGCTCGAGCCGGCGCGAGGTGAGACGATGGATTTACCGAAAGAATTAGAAGCGCTTCGAGAGCGTCGCGTCTGGATATGCTACCCGTTGATATGGAACGAGAAAAAGCATAACGGCGTCGGCGGCTACGATAAACCGCCGATAAACCCGTACACGCTTTACAACGGCGCGAGCGACAACCCAGAGAGCTTAGCGACGTACGACGTCGCCGCCGCTCAGATCGGAAAGACGGCGAGAGTACGCTTACCGCGACGCGACGAGCTCGTCGAGTGTACCGTCGCCGGCGTCGGTATCGCTTTCTCTGGTACAGGCGTCGCCGGTATCGACTTAGATAACGTCGTCGACTCTGAGCGTCGCGTAATGACTCACGAAGCCGGCGAGATCGTAAAGACCATGAGCTCGTATACCGAGGTATCGCCGAGCGGTACAGGGCTACACGTTATCTTTCTCGGCAAGCTACCAGAGGGTATAAAGAAGCTCGCCGCCGATAAGAAAGACGCTTTCGGTACTGAGAGAGCCGAGTACCAGCTTTTCGACTCTGGGTATATCGCGATAAGCGGTAACGTTATCTTCGAGTATGAGCTCGGCGAGCGTACCGCTCAAGTCGCCGAGGTGTACGAGAAGTACTTTCGAGAAGTCGAGCCGATAGCGACGCTTAGTACGGCGCGACCAAGATCGCCGGCGACGGTCTCTCCTTCTGTGGTCTCAAGTGGCTACAGTTACGAGCGGTGGCTCGAAGAGGTAAAGCGGCTCAGCGACGCCGAGATACTCGAGCGTATCTTCGCGAGCGGTCGTACCGGCGACGCCGTAAAGCGGCTCTACGAGGGCGATACGAGCGACTATAGTAACGACCATAGTCGCGCCGACCTTGCGCTCTGTACCTTCCTGTACGGCTTTACGAGCGACCGAGCTCTTACCGAGCGACTCTTTCGGTCTTCTCGTCTGTATAGATCGAAGGGCAAGAGCCGCACGTACTTAGACAGGACTCTTACCAGAGCGGCGAGCGAGTGTAAGCAACTCGTCGGACATATCGAATTTACCGACGCCGAGAAGAAAGCTTACGCTCAGAAGAAAGAAGCAGAAGAACGAGCCGCCGGTCGACCGAGCTACGGTAGCTTTATTCGAGACCGAGTGCGAAAGAGAGGTAATAGACCATGAGCGAAGAGAGACTCGATACCCAGATAACGACCGGCTTCGACGCTCTGAGCGAAGAAGACCGAGCCGCGACGATTAAAGCGTATCTCGAAGAGACGAGTAACGAGAGCGCTCTCGACGACCTACAAGCCGATATAGACGCTCGCCGGCAGGGGTACGGCGAGGTATGGAAGACCGGCTTTAAGTATCTCGACGAAAAGCTCGACGGCGGCTTTATGGGCGAGCAACTTATCTTTCTCGGCGCTATAAGCTCTCTGGGTAAGACAAGCTTCGCGCTACAGATCGCGACCCAGATCGCCGAGCAAGGTAAAGACGTACTTATCTTCTCGCTCGAGATGAGTAAGAACGAGCTCAACGCGAAGACGATAAGCCGGTACTCTCATATACAGACCAAGAAGGGCGACTCGTATCGTCGAGAGTATCGTCTTACGACTCGCGATATACTGAGCGGTCGTATCGGCGGCGTCGCTATGGGGCAAGCGACCGACGAGCGCGGTAGAGTGTATCTCGAAGCCTATAACGCCGCGAAAAAGATCGCCGGTAATGTACGTATCGTCGTCGGCGAGAACGACGTCGACGTCGACAAGGTACGCGAGCTCGTCGATATACATATCAGAGCGACCCGTAAGAGACCTTTCGTAATACTGGACTACTTGCAGATACTACAGCCGAGCGAAGCCGCTCATACGACCGATAAACGGCTTCTTACCGACTACGATACGACTCGGCTTAAGGTGCTCTCTCGTGACTTCCATATACCGGTACTCGTAATATCGGCTTTTAACCGTACGAACTACTACGAGCCGGTAAGTATGGGCTCTTTCCGCGAGTCGAGCGGTATCGAGTACTCGAGCGACGTACTTCTCGCTATGCAGTATCACGGTATGGACTATCAAAAACACTGGTTTACGACCCAGACCGGCAAGAAGAAGAAAGTCTTCGAGAGCGTACAAGACCATAATACCAGAGTACGCGAGCTTCTCGATAAGATGGACGTCGACGGCGCGAACGGTCAACCGCTACCGATAGAGCTTAAGATACTTAAGAACCGGAACGGCTCGAAGGGCTCTCTATACTACGACTTCTTACCGGCGTACAATTATTACGAAGAGGGCGCGACGAGAGTCTACACGCTACCGCCAGAGTACCAAGACGACGACGAGAGCGGCTCTTCTTCTGTGGTCTCAAGTGGTAAGACTCTCGGTAAAATCTGAAAATAAAAATATCGGTAATACGAGCGTATCGAAGAATATCGGTACGCTCTTCTTTTTCGTCTTAGTAAATAATATTATATTTGACAGTAATACGGTATTATGATATAATACGAAGTGGGTAGATAGGCTTACGAGAAAGCGAGGTGTAGCGAGTGGAAAAGCCGATTTTACTTAAGATCGTACTTAAGAAGGGCTCAGCTATCGACGGCGCTCGCTTACAACTCGACGTACCGAAGATACCCGGCTTTCTTGCAATCGAGAGCCAAAGTATCAAACACGCGACCGACTATATCGCGCTCGATAATATCGCGAGTTTTTCGGTAATCGACTACGAAGCGCCGAATATTAGAGGGTGCTTCGTACCGATGAAAGTAACGACCAAGATCGAGAGGTGAGAGAGTGAGCTTCTTAGATAGACTCTTTAAGAAGACGAGAACGAAGACGACGACCGAGCTCGTAAACGAGCCCGTATACGGCTTCTCTCGCTACGGCGGCGACGCTTATAGTAACGACGTCTTTCGCGAAGCTGTCGACGCTATCGCTCGTAACGCCGGCAAGCTTAAGGGCTCTCACGTAGTCGCCTACGGCGGCGAGCGTCGCCAGAGCGACGACGGTAAGCTTAACCGGCTCTTACAGACGAGACCTAACCGCTATATGAGCGCGTACGACTTTCTCTATAAGCTCGTAACTCGGCTCTTTCTGTACAATAACGCTTTCGCGTATCTCGACCGAGACGAGCGCGGCGCTCTGAGAGCGATATACCCGATAACGGCGGCGAACGTGGAAATACTGAGCGACGAGACCGGCTCTCTCTTCTGTGGTTTCATGTTAAGAGACGGTCGTCGAGTGGTCTTACCGTATGATGATATTATCCACTTGCGGCGCTTCTTCAACGATAGCGAGGTACTCGGCGAAGATAATAGCGCTATCGCGTCTGGTATCGAGCTCGCCCAGACTCAGAACGACGGCATGATTAACGGTATCAGAGCCGGCGCGAATATTCGTGGTATTCTAAGCTTTACTCAGATTATGAGCCCGACGAAGCTTAAAGAAGAGAAAGACGCTTTCGTCGCTGACTATCTGAGTATGGGCAACGAGGGCGGCGTTATTGCGACCGACCAAAAGATGAACTACCAACCGATAGACCATAAGCCGGTACTTCTGGACGCCGACCAAGCGAAAGAGGTAAAGACGAAGATTTACGACTATCTCGGTCTTACTGAGTCTATCGTAAATAGCTCGTACACAGAAGACGAGTACGCCGCTTTCTACGAGTCGACGCTCGAGCCGATAGCGATAGCGCTCTCTCAAGAGTTTACCGCGAAAGTCTTTAACGACCGCGAGCAAGCTTTCGGTAATAGTATCGTCTTCGAGTCTGGGCGGCTACAGTTTACAAGCAATAAGACGAAGGTCTCTCTTATCGCTCAACTCGCGCCGTACGGATTGCTTACCATTAACCAAGCGCTCGAGATACTCAATCTACCGAGCGTCGCCGATGGCGACAAGCGGCTACAAGCGCTTAATATGATCGACGCGAAGCTCGCTACCGAGTATCAACTCGGAAAGAAGCCCGACAACCGGCTTAAAGAAGGTGCAGACGATGAAGAAGCGGACTCATTATAAGACTTGCCCGACTTGCGGCGCGGCTCTGGACGTCGGCGAGCGGTGCGAGTGCGAGCGTATCGACTCTCTCGCCGATGATAGAGGGCTCAGAATCGACCGCGAGCAGGAAGACGGCGAGACCGTCTACGTAATCAGAGACAAGAAGAGCGGTAACTACGTCGGCTTCTCGAATGACGCCGGCTATCTGATTAACTACCTTGTAACCGGTAGAGTGGGGGCTTAAGCATGAAAGAGATACGAGTAATGGAAATACGAGCCGAGACGCCGCCGGCAGACGGCGAGAAAGCTCTTATTTTGACCGGTAGACCGGTCGTATACGAGACGCCGACGACGATACACGATATTAGCGGTAGCTATATCGAGATCGTAAAGCGCGGCGCTCTCGACGGTGCAGACCTAAGCGACGTACGGCTCTTAGTAGGGCACGACGCGAGCCGTATACCGCTCGCTCGTACACCAAAGACAATGAGCTTAACGGTCGACGACGACGGTCTCGCTATGCGAGCGGTGTTACCGGATACCGAAGCCGGTAGAGAAGCCTACCAAGCGGTAGAGCGTGGCGATATTCGCGGTATGAGCTACGCTTTTACCGTACCGGATGGCGGCGACGAGTACGACCCGTATACGAATACTCGTACGATTAAGCGTATCGGTAAAATACTCGAGTGTACTCTTACGGCTTTTCCTGCTTACGAGTCGACTACGGTCTCGGTAGAGAGCCGCGAGTCGCGTCTTCTCCTCTGTGGTCTCATGGAAAAGAGACGAGCGGCGAAGATACTCGTAAACCAGATTATGAAAGAGAGGTACTAAGATATGAGCAAGAAGCCAGACGACGCGAGGTATACTTTCGCTTTCGCGGCAGATGTACAGGCGCTCGCGACCGAAAAGCGTATTAAAGTCGTCTCTTTCAACGTCTCAGAACGGAAAGACCGAAAAGGAAGTTACGACTACTTGACGGTAAACTTTCTCGTACCGAGACCCGACCGCGACGTAAGAAAGACCACAGAAAAAGCGCCGGCAGAAGCGACCGT